CTTGCCTGGATAAACCAAACCAGCAGAAGTACTCATGTTGATTCCGCGTACGTAGTCATTTGCTGAATACCCGTTCATTGCAATTTGCTTTGAAAAAGGGTGCATTTCTTCAACATCCAACTTATTTTTAAGTCTCTTAACAAAACTTTGAACCACACTTTGTAAAACCTTTGCGTTTATAACCTTCTTGATCCCTCCAGACTTCTTAACGAAATTATTATACGGAGCATAATAATTATCACCAGAAGATATCGGGGCCATGACTGGACGCTGGAAAATGAGTGCTGAGGAAAACGAAGATTTGTAGGGCGAAACACCAATAATGTCATAAATATGACTAACATATGGTGTCTTCTTAAGAGATGATGAACCATTAAATGGTTCATAATTCTTAATGGATCCTACAATTCTCAATCCTGGACACTCCTCCCAACACAGAGGTGATTTCGGAGGGACTTCAGCCAATCTCCACGTTAATGGAAATCGAATAGTTCCTCTCGAAACCAAAGTAAATCCTCTAGAAGGAATTGCTCTGATCATAGAAGTTATGATCGGTTGAGCCACACTGATACCGGATACGGAACCAGAATGTATTCCCAATAAGAAGACCTGCTTATGGTCTGTTCCAATCAAAGGATATCCACACATACCATTATACCCTGGATGAGGGTAAGAATAGCAAACTGAAAGTTTTACGGGAGTGGAATCGCGTTTCGAAGCTGCTTCTCTATCTTCAAAAAGTATGACTTTAGCATCAAGCGTCATCAAAGGAGTCTTGATAAACTTGCGATTGATTGAAGATCTAATATCCTTAAAGCACAAACCAGGGGCTCGCGCGGCTATCAAATCATCTCCAATCACGTAGTATTCAAGATCCCTAAGATTAGCGATACTAACGCCAGACAACTTGTCTTTCTTCAGTGTAATGGTAACAGAATCACACTGATTAAAAACATGCTTATTGATCAAGAAAACATTTTCAAAAATTCCTAAAATATGAGACGTCATTCCTCGAGTGTGAATATATCTCAAATTTTTAAGAATCATTGCAGTAACGTTCTCTGGACCAGATAGTCGAACAATAGAGTTACAAATATCAGGAGTATAATTCTCGGGAGGATCATACGTATCCTCTCTCGAAGTTTTCTTCTTCATAGGA